AGAACAAGAGATCCGCCCTTGGCGTAAATCTCACTTACGGTAGTATTGAGAAGGTCTTGTGAAACGGGCATAGTATGCGAGCTCCATGTGGATGCGGTTGAGTTGAAAACCATTCTGGGCCTTCAGAACTCTACTTGGTGCCGAAGCCTACCAAGCAACCGTCTGTGCCGCATGGAGGAAAGCGTAGCACAGACTCAGATATGCGTCCACTGCAACCTATTCACAATGTAGGATACTTGCGTAGGGGTCACGCCGTACTCCGCAGCAAGAACAGCGAGATTGATTTTGCCGTGCTTTTGATACCGCGCTCTCATGTCAAGTACGGCAGCTTCAGTCAATTTACTATTGCCGCCCCGCTCGCCGCGCGCACTTCTTTGCTTGTCTTGTCTATCTTGCGTGTTGTCTTGCGTCGTACCAAGAAACAAATGCTCAGGATTGCAGCACAGCCGCACGTCGCACCGATGGCAGACTTGTAAACCAGCAGGAATCTCGCCGTGCTCAAGTTCCCAGGCAGTCCGGTGCGGCGACAAAGAAGGGTAATACTTTTTGCCGTCGCGCAATTCGGGAGGCCCGCTGAATATGCCGTAGCCATTTGGCCGCGCACCGCCTGTGTAAAGCACGCAGCCATTTGCGTCTGGTGCAGCAAGTTTAGAACGGAAGCGAAGTTCATCGCGCAAAGGAAGTGGAATGTAAGCCATGTTCATCTCCGGAACATGAACTCTATATCCCACCCGTTGCTGAATGTCCTACACTTCTTGTATTTATTTACCGAGTGCGCCGTGCAAGTTTTGCCTCAGCCACTGAAGCCGCGTCCATGAGGATTGAGTCGAGGTCTTTCTTGCCGGAACCCACCGTGTGCACAAGGGACGGAGAATCGCGGCGAGAGATAACTTTCGTTAACCCGCCCCAGTCTTCATCATGCGCGGATGGCTTTGCCGGCGCTGGCATATCGTTAGTTCTTACAAAAGCCGCAGCTTTTTCAACAGCAACTCCTGCATCAAGCAGCCGAGCCATCATGTCTGTAGCTTCGTCAGACTGAAGAATGTCTTGGTAGTCAGTCTCCATGGTTTTTGCCAGCTTGTCAATCTCGACCTGCTGCGCGGCGGCTTCACGCGCTTCAGCGCCGGCGCGGTATGTGCGCAGTTCCTCCAACTCGGACATAATCTTTTTGGATTCTTCGTCGCCCCCGTACAAGGCCAGCAGCTTTTTGTTGCGCTCGGCTTCTGCGCGCCCGGCCTCAAAGGTTTTGCGTTCCTCGGCAAGAGTGGAGAACTTCTTCTGGTAACCGCTGTCGTAGTTTTTGAGCTTGGTCTTGTAGCCAGTCTCAATGTCTTTGCGTTCCTGCTCCGAGAGTTTGCTGTACCACGGACGCTTGGGCAGGTGTTCCATCTCACCGTTCCACCCGACATCAGGTTCGGCGGGGGTGGCAGGTGCAGCGGGTGCGGCAGGTTCCGCAGTCCGTTGCGTGTCAGCCGGTGGAGTGGAGGAAGCCTCCGATGCGATGGAGTCGAAAAGGTCTTGCGCCATTACTTGATTCCTTTGGCCGAAGCCACGAGTTTTTGAGTACGCATCCGCATATCCAGGCGCTTGAGAAAGCCTGCGTAGTCAGATGTAATTTGTGTCATCGCAGTACCTACGGTCATTGGGGCCTGCTCGGTCAGCATGTCGGTGAGCACGCCCATCACGACAGCAGGCGGATACTTGGCAAGCTCCGGGTAGGCTTCGGCAAGCTTGGGCAGCAGAGCGGCAAGTAACCGGTCAATCCCCAGCGCCTCGCTTTCATCTTCGCCCATCACTTCCGGCGCGCCACCGGGTTCCTCAGAACCTGCGGGTTCTTTGTGCGCGTCCATGTTGCCAAGAATCCGGTCAACTTTTTGAGAGGCGGAAAGAATGAGGTCATTGATTTTAGGCATGAGGTATCTCCTATTGAGCTGCGTTGTATCCACGGCGTATGGCCATCACGGCGGTGCCCATCGTCTGTTCGACCTCAGCCCGCATAGCACGTTGCCAATCTTCGCCGCGATGAGAACAAGCAGCAATTTTATTTAGCTGCATCTGTGCGTTCTCTTCAAGACGGCTTGCCCGGCTACGCGGTGAGTCCCCCGTAAGCTCGATGTCCTGTCCAGTCTCTCGCCGTTGTGCAGCAAGGAACGCATCCAGCTCCGCTTTGGTTTCATAGCGTACACCGCCGAGTGTGACCGGTGTATAGTTATCGACTCGCGTCGTAACCTGTGCCCATTTGTTGAACGTGATTCTCATGCCCCCGTTGCAGTCTGGGCAGGTCGGGTACGTTTCCGACGCGGCGTTGGCTGCGGAGATGTACTCGTCGGTATTGATTGTTCCGCAGGGGGTGCAGTAGAAATCGTGGACTGGCATGAGGCAGCTCCTCTGTTGGCAAGGTCAAAACTTTTGAGAATGACGTGGGCACGGGAGTTGAGAATGGGACGACGGTACAGCCACATACGCACAGCATCGTTTACCAGCTTGAGTACCCAAGGCACACAGGCTTTTCCGTCCGGCCTGCCGGAGTAGTCTGACTTCCAATGGGACTTGGCCACACGGGCCCACTGCTCAAGCTGGTCAAGCGTTGGCAGGTTTTGTGCGCTGTTGCTCTCGTGGTACTTAAGGAGGTTTGCAAGAATGTCTCGGCCAGGAATACCCTGGCCCAAGAAGTTCACGGATGTATCAAGGGGTTCCGGTTTCAACGGGCACCTCCGCCATTTGTTCTGGTTGTACAGCTTCCGGCTGCGCGGGTTCTGCTTCAACAGGTTTGTTGAGCAGCGACTCTTTTAAGTCCCATAGTTGTAACCACATGCGGTCAAACTCCTCCATGTTGAACGGAGGGGAGCGCGGGTTGGAGGCGTTGCGTGCAGTGGCATATTGAATCAAGGACATCATCTGTTCGCGCAATACGACGCGAGACGATTCCGTGCCTTGGAATGCAACAAGCTCAATAACAGACTCAAACTTGCAAAAAGGTACTTTGCCCCCGGTCATGTGCCAGCAAGCCATAGCGCCGACTTTGGCCCAGGCTTGGCGAAAGCGTGTTGACCGTTGGCTCAATCTGGTTTTCTGCTGGGACTCGATAAGCACAAGCTCCGTTGCTGTGCGCGCTCCAGTAATCTGGCCTCGCGCTGCGTCTGCCAGTGCAGACACAAACTGCACAATGTTTTCCAGCTTGGCGATGAACTCCCCGACTTGCGGGCTTAGCTGCGCAGGTGGCAGCGTCTTGATGATGGCATCAAGAGGTGCGCCTACGGTAGAGGGCGTGACACCCACAAAGTCTTGAATGTCTGCTTCAGCAATTCGGATGATGTCGTTCTCCGAGATTTGCGCAGCGTTGTAAAGAGTAAGGGGCACCTGCTTCTTCACGGCCTCGGCGGTCCACCCAATCATGTTGTTAATGAGGTCAATGTTGTCGAGGCACAGCACAGCCTCGGACAATCCGCGCATGTCGGTTGCATTGGTGTTGAGGTTGAAGATGACGTAGGGGCACAGGTAACTTTCGGCCTTGAACTTCTTCTCGTAGATTGGCTGCTCGCAACCAGCCATCCATTTCGTCAGCGTCTTGCGGTTGTTGTCCCATACTTCCCAAACGGCAAGCACCTTGTTTGTGGAAATCTTGTTGGCGTCCATGCTGATCCAGTCCGGATAACTGGCAGCGCGCTGGTCCACTTCAGTCTCCCAGTCGTACCATTCCTTTGGCAGCTTGTACGGTTTGCCTGTCCCGACCTTCTGCTTGAACTCCTCTGGGGTTTCAAGACACAGCTCAATGAAGTAGCCGATGTCCTTGGCGCGACGAGCAGTGAGGTCAAAGAACACACACGGCACGCGCAGCGTGATTGCCGAAACGCCGTTGTCCTCTTCCGGCACGACCTTGATAACGCTGCGACCCGTGAGGCACGCATCAGTCAGACTGATAATGGCTTCGTCGCGCCAGCTGTTTTCACGCGCAAGGTACTGGAGGTCTTTCTCCATGTCGGGCGGAAAGTAGTCGGGCCTGCCGTCCTCCGCAGCGATGGACCATTCCAGATTGGTCGGCAGCATAGCTGACACGGCGCTTTCGGTGATGGCGTAGAGCAGATTGAATGAAGCCCGTGTGGGTAACGGAGGTGCTGTGCGCAGCGGGATAGGCCCCTTGCGGTATCCCTGGTACGCATCGAACGCGCGCTTGATGCTATCAAGCTCATGTTCCTTGAAAAGATTCGTATGCTCCGCGATGACCTTGAGCCAGTTAGGCCCCTTGTAATCTGCCATTAGGTTCTCCGTTTAGACTTTTGATAGGACCGAAGTTTGAGTACATCGCGCGCAGTAAGCGGAGGTGCAACGACTTCCACGCTGGGAAGCGTAGGCATTTCCGGCAACTTCATATCCCGCATAATAGCACACGCAATCCTGTACGTGACGACTCTATCCCAATGCACACGCTGACCGTCGAGCACGACCCGTTTATCTGTCCCGTCGTAAGCGAGCATCTGGTTGAGTCCGCTCTTGGAGCGAATGAGGAGCCGCTTGTTATGCAGCGCAGCAGCAAGAGCTTCAGTGCTGGACTCTTTGTTTTGGTGCGTCGAATAAAAGCCAGGATGCGAACTGTCTAATTGCGAGTAGATGCGCGTGTATCCTGTTTGTATCGCTGCCGTTATGGCTGCTGCGGAATTGCTTTCGATAACCAGCAGTGCGTTGTTCCAATAGCGGGCCAACTCCACACAGCGCGTTCCGAAATAGCTGGGGTCCACGCGATTGCTCCACGCTGCAACCTCGACACGGGTACTCAGGTTTATGACGGTAAGCGCAGACGGGTCACCGGATTTGCCGTAGCCTGCGGGGTCGGCAACAATGAGGTACTGATGCCCGGAACGTGGAACGTCGTGCGGAGTAAATCCCCTGCCAAAGTCTTGGTTGTCCGGGTATGCGCCTTTCTCTAATGCCATGAGTGGTTCTTTGGGGAGCGCTGGCATCTCCGTGGTAAGCCAGCCGTCCCGCTCGTTCATTGGGTAGCTGTGCAGGAATTGCTGCATGTCCCCGTTGAACACGGAGTCAAGCGCGTCCACCATAAACCAGAGGTGACCCAAGGCCATGTTCGGGTGGGCGTCCATGATGCGCAGCAAACTGAGGTCGGGCCTCCAGTCTGGGGGCGGGTCTTTCATGTAGGCTTCATGTTCCCACCATCGGATGAACACAGGCTTGAAACGTGAGCTGCCTTCCAGCGCCGCGTACCACAGCTTCTGGTAATAGTGCCCATGCAAAGAGGGCGTGCTCTCAATAATGACGCGAGCTTCGCGCCGCTTCAACACAGTCGGGAACAAGTGAGATGCAACCTGTTCGGCGTATGGCCAGAAGCCGAACTCGCTGCACACAAGCCGGTCAATACTAAATCCGATGGCAGGATTCTTACCGCGCGCCGTGGCCACCTTCAGTCGTCCACCTGCGGGAAAGCTCAACTCCTTGGCTGCGTTCCGATTGGCGGGCACCTGTATCTCGGCGGGTTGCTTTGTGTGCATGAGGCGCATACGCTCAAACAGTTCAGCGTTAGTTGCATCTTTATCACAAATGAGCAAACCATTTTTGCCAAGGCCAAACTCTATCTCACGCAAAAGCCAGGCCGCACATAAAGTCGATGTCTGTGCCTGCCTTGGCTTATTGATGATGAACCAATCCCCTGCTCCCGATATGGGTGACGAGTCCAGCGCATCAAGCACGGGCCACTGCGCAGTCGTTGGGACAAGAGGGCACATCCCCTCGCCCTGCTCAGGTTGGATGTAGGTCTGCGAGAGGTACGCATCAAAGTCGTCCCGCATAAGCTGAACGCAGTCCTCGTCCAGCAGCGGTTCCGCCGCCTGCTTGCGGTTGCTCATAGTTGTCGAACCTTCACATCACCAAGAAGCCGGTCCCGCAAACTGGTCCTGGCCTCGCCCTCTTTGTTTGACGACACCTTCTGGTACTGCTGAACGGAACCAAAATCCTGCACCATACCTCTGAAGCTTATCACCACATTGGGGTAAGCCTTGGAATCCACCTTCTCGGTGAGCAAGTAGTCGGCCAGTCTGTCAATGATGGCTGACGCTTTCTCGGTGATAGTCGGGGCCACAACGATGGGCTTGCCCTTGGGTGTCGAGGCCGCAAGTGTGAGAGGCGTGTGACGTTTCCAAACCTGCTGCGGAGGCACCTCGACCACCGGTGGCGGCTCCTCAACTTCCGGCTCCTGTGTCTCGCCCTCAGCTTTCTTTGGCCAGGGCTTAGGCGTGTTGTCGGTGCCGGGGCGTAAAGCCCACTCTGGGGGCAGCTTGCCTGCTTTCTTCAACCGATACACGGCAACGCGCAGAGTGTTGGGCGTGAGCCCCACTGCATCCTCAATCTCTTTGTACGATGCACATGGATGCTCCAGCCCATAGCGAATGGCAATCGGGCCAAGCTGTGAGAAGGGTCTGATGGTTTGGTCACGCGCCATAATAGGAGTATAGCTGCCAGGGATTACCAAAGCAAGTGCTTTGGTTACTGCAAGCACTAACCTCGAATAACCCCCGGCCCGCGCATGAACTGCGTTTAGAAAATGGCGGGAGGTAACGACGGTGCGGCCCCTGCGAACCGCTGGCGCAACAGGTACAGGTCAGCAATCTGTGCGGTGGCAATGCCAGTCAAGAAGTTCTCCATGCCGCCCGGCCCCTTCAACCCCGCACCGGGCACGGCGGCCGAGGCTGCTTCAGCGGAGGCCAGTACCATCTCCGCAATCCCAGGCGCAGTCCCCGTGCGGGCCGCCTCAATCTTGGCAAGGGCTGCTTGCCATGCACGCACAGGCTCAAGCTGGGCTGCCCCGTATGTCCCGGCGATGACCTCTGCCAGTCCGTCTATCTCTTCGACGCGGGCTTGGTACAGCCGCTCAAACAGCAGGTGGTCCCCGTAGAAGTTAGGCCCCTTGGACTGCCAGTGAAGGGTCCAGTACAGGTGGTGCGCCGCACGCAAACAGGCCCACAGGTCGAGAAGAAGTTCGAGCAAAGTAGCTCCCTTGTTTAGGTAGTATATCGCCGCGCTTAGATATGCGCCCAACTCAACCTACGCACAATGAAGGATACTTGCGTACGGTCTATTCCGTATTCGTCAGCCAAAGCCTGCTGCGTAACGTTGTTCTGCTGGGCGTACTTTGTTCGTATCTCAAGTACAGCCAATTCAGTCAACTTGCTACGACCGGCCTTTTCGCCGCGTGCTTGTCTGCCCTTTGCTTTCTTGTAG